TTGAGCAGTTAGCATGTGCCTCTCGGTTTCAATATCGGTGTAGATCCTCAAAGCGACGCCGGAGTCGAGTCCGCTTGGTTTCCTACCAGTTGCAGATAATTCTGAGATCCCACTGATCTCATAGGCTCGTTGAAGTAGACGATCTAAATGATTGTATACCTCACCGGACATCGCTTGAGGAACATACGCAACCGGAGGTTGTTGTCCGGCATACATGAGGATGGTTCCGGGTGCATTCCGTAAATGGTTTGGTGAGACCTTGGAACCAATTGGAACGAAAAAGTAAGGCGACGACATTAAGGCCATCGATTGCTGAATGCGGATGAGCAGGCTATTGATTTCACGTTGAACCGGATCAAGCTGCTCGACAAGGCTCGTGCCTGAAAATCCGAGAGGAGCATCGGACCATCTCAGAAACACAAATGGAAACTTGTCATAGTTCCAGTGTTCATCGAGCAGCGTGACTCCGTCCAGACAAATGACATGGCGTCCATCGTCGGTGTCCTCACTGGTCGGCAAATGCCAGCCTTCATAGCAATCGGTCAGTTCCTGCTCGTGGTCGGTTTCCTGAGAGTAGGAATCTGCAATGCCGGACGCCTCAATTTGCTGAGACTTTTCCGGAAACATGTGGATCAGTGAAGACTTGTGCATCTCCATCCGTTGGAACATGGACCGAGGTGTAGCATACAAAGCCTCGTCAAAGTCCCAAAAAATATGGTTTGAGAAGACACGCTCGGATTTGATCTTGTCGCCTTCACGGAAAATCTTGAGGACGCCGAGATCCTGAACACATGCATCAGTGAAAATTCTCGGCATGAGGTTGTAGAGGTTCTGTTCCATGAACAGACCTTCCATTGAATCACCGAGACGTTTCGCTTTTCGCCGGAGCATGTAATCGCCTTGGCGTGTCAAATATAAAGGCCGAGGCTTATTTCTGCCGATCTTGGAAGTGATGGTGTCCACCTGAGACTGAGCCACGTTTAGGCGCATCACGTTGGGATTGAACCGCATACCGGCTTGCTGGCCTTTGAACAAGGCGCCGGAGGTTCCTAGTTGTGTGTAGTTTTTCTGACCATACATCCGCATGAATTCCAGATTTGACTGGATGCGCTCGGAATGGTCTTGCTGAAGCTTCTGGACTAAGTCAACAACGGCGTTGCAGACTTCGCTATTATTATGTTCGTACCAATACATCTGACGGCTCCGACGAGAAGAATTTCAGTTGCTCTTCTGTCAGTTCCGTTGATGCGTGTGCTTTCTCTGGCATCATTTCTGTGTAGTCAGGCATAAATTCCACCTCAATACCAAGGCCGGAAAAACGTGCTACTTTCTTGTCTTTTAGAAAGACGGTCAGGTCTTTGATTTGATCTAGTGATGGACGGATCATTTTTCTCTGAATTGTTCTGGAAGTTCCATTTCCAACTCTGCACCAAAATCTTCTGGTACACCATCCGGATATACCAATCCAAGATAGTTTTCTCGTGTTACTGGAATATTATTTCTTTTTAACATACGGATGTATCCGTCTTCTTCATTCCCATTCTGGCGCATCGATTCCTCCTGCATGATCAAGTGCTTGTTGTCGTGCTTCGTCTAAGCTGATCTTTCCTTTTTTATGCTGGGTCCAGATGTCGTCAATGACCTTCACGTTGGCCTTGTTGCCTTTATATCCAGGCGTGTATAGACCACGGATTGCTTCCCATGTAATAGACTGCATTTCTCTCGGTAATATACCACGTTCCTTGGCTGCACGTCTATATGCTTCCGCATAGATTCCGTAGGTGCCTTTCATGCCGGTAAATGCTGAATTTTTAGGACCAACGGTGCCTTTGACGTTGCTTCCAAAATTGTGTGCAACTTCTATGTCTGCACCTGCCAATGGTCGCATCAGACCGGCAGCAACGGCATGTGTGTCAATGGTCACATGACCTTCTCCGCTTTTTGGATCAATGATGTTGTTGTAAAAGTTACGGACCTTATGCTGACCTCCAAGTTGCTTGGAAATGTTTGCCATTGATCCGTCTTCAATAATATTGATTGCTTTTTTTATTTCGTTGTTGGAACCCCATCCGGTTTTGACCGGCGCACCAGTTTGACCAAGTCGTATCTGCTCAAAGCTTCCTTCTGGAGCAACAATCCGATGCTCACGAGGATTGTAGGTTTCATCAAAAACACGAACCCAGATTGCTTTTTGTTCTGCATCCTCTAACTGAGACAACGTCTTTCCGCTGACCTCATCAATAATTGGCTTGTATTGAGGTTTGCCATAAATTCTTTCTGCCGTCGCCTGCATCTCTGGTGTCCATGGATCATTCTGCTTCTTTGTCATGACATCAAGAACACGTTCTCCAAGACTGACATTCATGAACCAATCTTTTTGCGGAGATAGCACGGCAAAGACTCCGGCAACAACTTCCGGAGGCTTTTGATAAACTTCTGCAAAATTGTTGGTCATGGTGTTTGCGCCGTCATACCAAAGTTTGGATCGCATCCTTGTCTTCTCTGGTACTTGGTCATGTAGGTAGATCAGATTATCCTTGACGTGTTCGATAAACTGCTCACCACGTTGTGCAGGAGTTCCAGCAAGTTTCAGGTTTGGATATCCGCTTGTCAGTTTGACATTGTGCTTAAACTGGTCCGGATCTCGTTGCAGTGTTTCTAGGTCAACAATCAGTAAATCCTGAACTGGATCTTCGTCTGCCTTGACTGCCGTCGGGAATCTTGTTGATACAATCTTTCGATCACCAATTGGAACGGCAGGCGTCTTCGACTTCTTCAACGCACCGGCAACCGGTATGGCACTGACAATGTTCTTGGCAACAGTTCCGGCCTTTGCCAGCTTCACGGCACTGGAACCTGGAGGTCCAGGTGCGAGGACGGAGCCGGTCAGAAACTCTGGTGACTCCGTGTCCACGTCCATGCTTTGGGCAATCTTCTCCGAGGTCAGAGGCATCTGGTCGGCTGCCTCTCTAACCGTAGGCGACATCATGGCTCCAGGTTGTGCCATCATTGCCATCTGAGCAAGATCGGCAGGCATTCCAAGAGATCCTGCAACGAGCGACTTGCCAATTGCTTTTGCGGAGACATCACGAGGTTTCGTGACCTTCATCCGCCGGTATCGTTCTTGTTGCCTCTTTGCCATGACTCAGATTGGATAGACTTGATCAGTGTAATTAACTTCATACCATTCCGGCTCGTCCTCCTCCTCAACATTCCGGAGACACTCTTCCTCTAGTTCCTTCTCAAATTTTTCAAAAAATTCTGGACTCCCATGAATCGGCACCGGCTTCTCCGTCCGGTGGAGGTAGTGCATACACTCACGCCATCCATAGAGCATGGCATCAGTACAGTGGTTCTCCAGGTCATCTCTTTCGATGTACCGTCCTTTTTCCTTCTCCGCCAAATTCCATTCCAAGAGGCTCAGTTCATCACGCAACGGTTCTGTCGAAACGGTGTCCTCAATCAAGATCCTGCCGTTGGTAAAATCAGAGTTGATCAACTGAATGTGATCGAGCTTCTTCGACTTCTCGGCAGGCCAGACAGAGAGTTCGTAACGCCTGTTCAACTCCTCGACAATCATTTTTCCTAGTCCGCCTGAGTCTGCCACAATCCTTACCGGCTCAAACCTCTGAACCAATGCATGAATCTTCCTTGCAATATCCTCCGTCGTAAGTTCCGATACCTTATCTGAATGGACCACATACACGTCTGGACTGTCTTCTGAAAATCCGAGCACGACAAACGCCGTTGCGTCCACAAAGCCGAGATCAATGCCGAGAACAAAATCGGTAATAATGCCATCAAGCAGAGGATCACAAACATTCCGCCTAGAATCGAAACTGTACACCAGCGTCTCAGTGTCATGAATCCATTCGCCAAGATACTCACGTCGGTACACCGGTGTCTCCTCTGTCCAGCGATTCTCCTGCATTCTTGTATCTAGCCATTCCTTTGCCTTCGGTAGATGCGGATTCTCTAACATGGTCCAATGAAAACGCTCCCATGCATCCTCGGTGTGATCAATGTCAAAGGCATAGCCTGATGCACTTGCACTCGGTGTAAAAAACGCACAAATGGTTCCGTCATAGTCCATCGTCGCCGGTTCTAAGATATCTGCGACCAAGGTCCGGCACACACTCGTCTTCATCGATTGAAGTTCATCCAAGATCACTGCACCATACTTTGGACCTCTCAACTTCTGAATCTCTTCATAATCCGTTGCGCCTGCCAAAATGATCTGTGAACCATTCGACAACGTCGCCGTCAAATCATTTGCACGAAACTCCAAACCGACGCCAAACTCCACATCCAACTGATGCAGCGTCGTCCACAAGATCCTTCTCGCATTCTTCATCGATAACGTGATGTAAGGCACTAACGAACCTGGATACTGAATTGCTGCACACAACAAAATTACTGCACTCAGATGTGTCTTGCCTGCACGTCTTGAACACCGTGCAAGCTTCTTCCGCCGGTCACTTTCAAAAAATTCTAACTGACGGTCAAATAAGCTTTCCTTTAGCTTTTCCGAGACCTTTTGAAGCTTTTGATCCTCCGCCTCTCTTAACCGCTTTCTTGCTACTAGGTTTTGAAGCAATGCTCTCGTTTGAGGATCTAGGTTGAGATCGTGCATCCTCTCTCTCCTTGTTCCTCTCTTCTTGTCTCTTATGTCTGGCCTCTTCTTCGGCTTTGCGTCGCTCATCTTCCTTGGTCCATTCCAATTCTGCTTCCATTGTCAACATACCGGCAATGTTACTCTGAGGTACCATCACCTCCACCATCCGGCCTTTTAACTTCTCAGGCATTCCTCTGATCACCAGCCAGCCATCTTCAAAATTCATGTCCAACTCGTGACGGTGATCCTTCCACATCAATCCTTCAAATGTATTGTAATGCGGTACATTCACCGGTTTCCGAAACTGTACTCGTCCTATTTTCATCTCCAACTCCTATAAGGATTCCAGGTCCAACTGTATTTTTTAAAAAAATTCAACGCAGGCGTCCGCCAACTCACCTCACACTCCACCGGCAAATCCGCCTTCTCCATTAACTCATTTGCAAATCCAAGACGCCGGAAGTTGTACTTCACGAAAATAAAATGCAGGCAGTCCTCCTCATAACAGATCCAGCCTATGATGTGATCCGAGTCCTCTGGGTCACACAAGACGGCGACGGAGGTCAACGGCAGGATTTTTTGGAGGAATGTGCGGTTTGTAGAGAGAAGGAGGCCATGGGGGGGCCGGAGCCGGATGGGGGGTCGTCCGCACTCTGCCGTGAAGATCGGGTACTGCAGTCCACTACGGAGCCAGCTATCAATGATCATGGCATCGTCTGATTCTCGCCTTTCACGCAAGACCGGACGGTCCAGTACCGTGTGATCTGATGGCTTTTCCTTAATGATATCAACCGTTTGTGCTTCCATGCAAGGCCGATGTCTACAGAATGTCTACAGATCCGTGAGCATTTCCGGTGATTTCGTACCGGCGACAGACGTTTCCAGCGCCTCGATCAGCTTTGGATCGCTCCTGACCTCATCGAGCAACTGAGAATCGCTCAATTTGGCGACAACGGAGACGTTGTGCGCCTGAACGTCACTCCAATTTTCCTGATCTCGATTTTTCAGGTAGAAGATTTGAGCCGGAACAGAACCTTTCACGGCACTCTCAAACAGAGCATTTGTAATGGTTCCGACGCCTTTTGCTCGTCCGTTT